GAAGCGGAGGCGGCGGTCGAAGACGGTCATGAAATTGAAGTAGCTGTCGGCGATTTGAAATTCGATTTGCTGGTCGTCGGCGAAGCGGCCTTCGAGGATGCGATACAGAAGCCACTCGTAGCTGTGGGCGGCTCCGGTGGCGTGGCGGGGCTTTTGCGTGGTGCGTCCGTGGTTGCCGTAGGAGGTCGGGATGAGGATGCGCTTGAAGTGGGGCTTGAGCGTGGCGAGGCCGTCGGCGAGCCGGTCTTGGAGCCAGAGGATCACTTGGGTTGGCGTCTTGGAATTACTCTCGGCCAATTCCTCGTGGATCATGCCGCTCATCAAGTCGCCGCCGAGCCAAAGGATGAGGTCGTCGATCTTGGCTCCGTGGCGCTCGATCTCCGTGAGGCGGGCGATGGTGGCGAAAAATTTCTCGATGCGGCGTTTGGCGATGGGGAGGCTGTATTCGTTGAGGCCATTGACGCTGGCGGCTTCAACCGTTTCCTCGACATGCCAATCCGAAGCGAGGGCCACGGCGACGGCCTCGGCTTTGTCGCTCATCGAGACGGAGAGCGGGTGCGGGCGGATGCGTGTCTTGCCGAGCGAGAGCGCGATGCCGAGCTGCTTCTCTAGGCTTTCGACGCTGGCTTGGTATTGCGCGAGCTTGGCTTTGAGGCTGTCCACCTCGGTCTTGTGGGCTTTGTCCGCTTGTTCGCGGGCTATGGAACTCCAGGATGTTTTCATTCGTCGTCCTCCTCGTCTTCGGTTTCGTAAGGCCACAAAATTTCGTCGGCTTCGCGGCACAGGGCGCGGGCCGCGTAGTCGTTGCCGAATTTCAAATCCATGTAGAAAGTCTCGCCCTCCGCTTCCCATGAGACGATGCAGAGGCCGACATCGAAATGCTCGGCGAGGAGCTGCCGGACTTGGAGCAGCACGGCCTCGCGGTCTTTGGGTGGGGAGGTTTTGGGTTTGCGCAGGCGGCTCATGCGTTGCCCTCCTCGACGAGTAAATATGGGATGGTTTTCTGATTGGCGCGGTCCATTTCGGAGTAGGCCAAGGAAATGAAAGCATCCCACTGGCTCGGGTGGATCGTCTGGCAGCCGAGCGAACTCGTAGTGTTGTAGCCTCCTTTGTGCAGGTTGATGGCGGTTCCCATCGAGTCGCCTTCGCCGTCGCGGGTCACAGGGAGTTGTTCGCCAGGCGTGGCGGGGCGGAGGGCCGGGTAGCCGCCTCCGGGCTTCGAGAGGCCGTGCTTGCCCTTGCGGTAGCGGTGGACTCCAGGCTTGAGGACGGCGATTCCTTTGCGGCGCACCGAGGGATCGGTGTTGGCATTGAAGGTGGCGTAGGCGTTTGGGCTGATGAGAAAAATGGCGTCGTCGTAGATGCCTCGGTCGTTCTCTCCCGGCTTGCCCATGGTGTCTCGGTAGTAGCCGCGAATGCCCACCAGTGCGACCTCATCGGCGACGCGGGCTTTTTGCAGCAGGGCTTGCGTTTTGGATTTGGCTTGTTGAGGTCGGCTCGGGGGGAGCATGGGGAGTTAGCTCACTTGTCTTTGAGCGCGGGGATTTCGGGGAGCTGGTAGGTGAAGCGCCCGTAATCGGTTTCGAGCGAGACGCCGAGGGTGGTGCAGCCGGTCAGAAAACTGATGGTCACAAAAATGTAGCCGATCAGCAGGGCCATCGCAGAGACCTTGGCCGGGGCGCTCATTTCTTCTCGTTGCGGAAAATCTCTACCAGGGCGATTGCCGCTGCCACGGCGCTGCCGATAGCTTCCCAATGTTGTGGAGAGAGGCTCAATCCGGCGAGGCCGCCGAGCACGGCGAGGCCGCGAAAAGTGGACGGTTGTTTTAGGTGCGAGAGGAATTTATTCATGGGGGTGTTTTCTTTTGAGGATGGCGTAGAGGGAGGCGAGGCCGACCGCGCAGCCGATGAGCAGCGAAACAATGCGAAGCCACGCCTCGATCTCTGGCAGCAGACTCACCGTGAGCCCCGTCGCGGTGGCGACGAGGCCGGTGAAGGAGGCGGCGGCTTGGTGCGTGTCCATTGTTAGCTCAGAGCGGCGGCGAGTTGAGCGCCGGTGGTGGCCACGGTGCTGCATTGCGCCAAACGGGTTGTCTCGAGCAGATCCGTTTTGCCTTTGATCGCGGTGATGTCGGCGGTCGGAATGTCTCCGGTCGCTGCTGGCGAGGCGGGGAGGAGGTCTGTCTTTGCCTTGATGGCTGCGAGCTGTGTGCTGTTGCTGTCGATTTCAGCACGGATTGAAGCGGCGCTTGGCACGGTTGGCGCGTTGGTCAAAGTATCGACCGTTCCGCCCGTGATTGTGCGGCTGGCGTGGCTCCAGATGTCGCTCGGCGTGACAGATGCGGGGGCGTTGGTGAGGGTGGTGACGACTGCCAGCGTGCCACTTGGCGAGAGGCGGCTGCTGACCGTTGCGTCGATGCGCCCGGTAACGGTGTTTGTCAGGCCAACATCGGCAAGGGCTGTGTCAGCCTCCGCGTTTACCTGCGCGGCGGTGAGGGTTGAGAAGGCGACTTCGGCTGTGCCGTCCCACACGATGCTGCCGCTGCCGACATTGGCGGAGGCGGAGATGAAAGCGACTTGGTAGGTGCCAGCCGTGCCGGTCATGTTGCCGCTGTAAAATCCGGTCGATCCGGTTTCGGGGCAGCTAATGGCAGAGCCTACGGCGGCTCCGTTTTGGTAGGTTTGGGCGGTGACGGTGAGGCCCGATTTTGCGAGGGCGATATTGAGTTCGTTGGCCATGGTTTTAGGAGTTTAGGATTGTGAGTGTTTCGGTGAGCGTTGCCTCAAATGTGTGCGGTGCGGCGGGCCAGTTGCTGGCGGCTGGGGCGAGGCCGAGGGCGATCATTCCGTCGAGCCAGCCTTGGACCGCGACCAGCTTGGGCGAGGATTTCGCGGAGGCGTCGAGGCGTAGTTTTTGGTAGAGGAGCGTAGTGGAGCGGTTGCCGCCGTAGCCTTGCGAATCGGTCCATTCCTCGGCGGTGTAGGTGGGCGCGGTTGGCGTGATCCATTGGCCGTCTTGCCACACGGCGTCTTCGCTTGGCTTTAGTGGCGCTGCTTGCCATTGCTCGGCTTTTGGGTTCCCGGCTGCGATGAGTTCTGCGATGTAGCTCTCAGGGAGTTCGCGGAGTTCGTTGGTGGTTGTGTTAAGGTAGAGGCTCATGGGTAGATTCTTGGATGGTTGGCAACTGTTGCGCCGTTGTTGTTGGTGATGGTGAGCCCTCCTTTTTGATCGATCAGGTCACGGACGAGGGGAGCGTAGAAGACAAGATTTTGCGGCCGCACCTTGTCGCAGGTCATGCCGTCCGCGAGGGATGCGATTTCGGCGGCGGTGAGGGCGGCGCTCCAGATGCCGACTTCGGCATAATTTGCATCTCCAAATAAATCAAATAAGTTTCCTTGGTTGCTATACCTTTGATCGTTAACTAATACAATAAGAGGCGTTTGAATTGAAACAGATGTGGTGTTTGGTGTTGCGCCAATGCCATTCAAATAAGCTATTCGAGAATTTAGCGAAAAGGTTCCTGCAATATGATTCCACGATTCTCTTGTGAAATCATTAGAAGTTGTTGATGTTGCAGCAACAGATCCCTCATTTACTGCTTGAGCTATTAGCTTCGTTCCAGAATTCCTTATAAATGCGCGATCCCTATTATTTAGCCCTCCATTTTGAAATAATCCTGCAAAAAAATTCCCAGTTGCTTTGGGGTATACAAATGCAGATATAGTAAATGGATAGACAATGCTTGTGTTTTGTGTGCTTAAATACTGACTACTCGCCGCTGTAAATTCGTAAGCCATATCAAGCCGCGCTCCTGATTTCGACGGCGATGAGTTCGGCATCGCCTGTCATGGTGTCGTTGGTGGCATCGCTGCCGACGCGGGAAATCCTGATGCGGTAAGGCTCCCCGACTGCCACGCTGTCGATTGTGGAAATCGAGATGCTGGTCGTGGTGGCGATGCCGCTCGTTCCGTTTGCCGCGCCATTGCCCTCGGCTGCGGTATCGAAGCTGTCGGCATCGAGGTAGGTGTTGCCGCGCTCCAGTGCTACGCGCCACCGAACACTGCCAGTGGTGGCGGTGGTCGCCATCCAACTGATTCGCACGCTCAAGCCGCTGGCGAGGTCTGCCGCTTCGGGGATGATCGACGGGAAGATCGCGCTCTCGTCGGTGGCATCGTCAAAATCGAGGACGGCAATCGAGTTGCGCGTGTCGAGAGTGGCAAACAGAGTTGCTGGTGGCGAGTTGTGGCGTGGGGTGAATGCCGCGAGGGTCTTTGTGCCAGAGGCGCCGGAGAGGATGGGTGTTGCGATCATGCGTAGGTGAGATTGGTTTTGTTCGACCACGCGCCGGTGGCGGATTGCTCCGCGACGACATCGCCGGCGGAGTTGGTGGTGATTTTGTAGATTGTCCAGGCGGTGGAATTTTCGGCGGGGCCGGAGGCGGGGAAGTCTGCCCAGGCGAGGCGGCCGAGGTAGAGGTGGTCGCCGTCCGCAGCGTGGAGGAGTTGGTAGTCGCTGGGGTCGCGGGGGCGGGCTATTCTAAAAACTTCGTTGTTGTGGTCTTTGCTGAAAAGGCGGCGGTCGGCGAGGTTGAGGGCGAGGCTCCCTTGCGCCACTTGCGCGGCGGTGGGGACTCGGCCGGGAACCGTGGAGCGGAGCAGCTGGATGACCGTGGCCATGGAGAAGTTTTAAGTTTTAAGGATTAAGTTTTAAGCAGGGGCCCCGTGGAGCGATGGCGCGGGATGAACCGCGCCACCGCTTTGGGGGAAGGGAGCTACCTAGAAGCTGCCGCCGTCGATCTCGGTCTCGAGCGCGGAAACGCGGGAGGTGAGCGAAGTGGCTGCGGATTCGATGGTGCCTGCGCGGGACTCGAGGGCGTCGATGTCGCCTTCGTTGGTCGTCACACGGCCAGCCAGCGTGGTCGCTGCGGACTCGATGGCGTCGATGTCGGACTCAGCAGTCGTCACACGACCGGCGAGGGTCGTTGCGGCGCTCTCGATGGTGCCTGCACGGCTCTCAAGGGCGTCGATGTCGCCTTCGGCTGTGGTGACGCGGCCCGCGAGGGTCGAGGCGGCACCTTCGATGCTGGTGGCGCGGCTCTCAAGGGCGTCGATGTCACTCTCGGCTGTGTCGAGGCGTCCGTCGAGGGCGCTGTCGGCGGCTTCGAGAGTCGCTACGGCGGAGTTGAGGGCGCTGGTGGCCGAGCTGGCGAGGGAGGTGATGGCTCCGTTGAGGTTGGAGTCAGCGGCCTGGAAGGCTGTGACAACTTCGGTGAGGCTGTCGAGGGCGGCTCCGTCAACATTCGAGAGAACATTGTCGATGCGAGTTCCGAGGGCGGCTTCCGCTGCGGTGGCGCGGGAGGTTTCGGAGGTGATGCTGCTGTTCAGCGTGCTGACTTCCGAGGAGAGGTCGGCGTTCGTGGCGAAGTGGCCTTCACCGGCGAGGGCGACGATACCGGAGTCGAGTCCGATGTAGAGTTTGTCGTCAACCTTGTTGTAGGCCAACTCACCGATGGCGAGGCTGGACGGGGCTCCGGCGTTACCGGAGAGGCGGCGTTTGATACGAAGGGTATTGGGCATGATATTTTGGGGGTGTTGGTTGTTCTGCGGGGTTAGTCCTAGAACTCACCGCCGTCCGAATCGGCGACGATGGGTAGATAGGAAAGGGTTTCGACATCCCAGCGGTGTGGGAGGTTGGTATCTGCGGGAAAGTAAATGCGGCCCACCAAGCCAGGCGCGGGGAAGTCGGCGACGGTTGGGAAAGTCTGCACATCGTCGAACTCGTCTGGGATCATGTCGCCGGAGACTTGGCCCGAGGAGTCGAGCTGCGCGACTTGCGCAGTCGTGCTGATCATCGTGCCAGTGAGGGGATCGAAGCTGACTTGGGACATTAGGCGAATGGGGGATACTGAACGAAGGAGGTCTGGAGCTGGGCGTTGTCTGTCGCGGGAACTCCGCCGAAATAGGTCATGCGGATGCGGGCGACGGCGGTTCCGCCAAAGCTGTATTCGGTGTAATCGGTGTTGTTCGTGGCCCCGACTTTGAAGACTTCAAACTTGTCATAGAGAGGGACTGGAAATCCGGTCGTGACCCGCAGAGCCCCATCAGGAGTGGCTTGGACGGGTTGCACAATGCCAGCAGAGGAGCGGGCGGCGATCTGGACGGTGGGGTTGCTCATGTCAGTAATTTAATTATCGGGAGGGGTGTCAATAGGGGGTTATTGGAAGCTGGCGGACCAGCGGCGGACTTCGCCTTTGCGCAGCCAGGCGTCGTCCATGCGTTGTTGCAGGATGCCTTCGGCGCGGGCGAACTGGTAGTTGGCCTTGTCCATTTGGCCGTCCTCGGAAAGCGTCTCGGCGAGTGCGTAAAATTTAAGGTAATCGGCGAGGAATGCCGGGATGCGATGGCGCAACCAGAACTCCTCGTTCGTCGGGAGATTGCCGGTCGTGTCTTGCAGCGCCTCGTAGCAGTCGCCGGTTGTGTTGTAGTAAACGAGGTCGCCGGGCAAGTAAGTGGTGGCGGCGTTGAATGCGCTCGAGGTGAAGCGGGGCTGCGGCAGCGAGAACTCCACATACACCGGACCCGAGACATAGTTCTCGTCGATGATGACGAGGCTGTCGCCGGTGATGACGAA